ATCTTCTTCGATTGATTTGGGATCTCGAGTTGGGTGTGGCGGTTATTGTGCTTTTAAACGTTCTAATCGTGTGTGCGTGGTTCAAGGTTTGCTTTGTGCGACCTACACGCCCCGAAAGAGTTCGTTGGTCCCTGATTGGCAACGCGTATCTCGCGCGTGTGGGTGCAGGTGATCAAAGACACGTTACTTGGAAATCGTGTCCCGTGGGTGATCAAAACTACATTGCTGATGCTCAATATCAGCTTTGGAAGAAGATAACATGGAACAAAGGCGTGCGCAAATGTGAAAACAAGGTCATTTCAGCTGAGATGGTCGTCGAGCTCATGGTTAGTCGGAATACGTCGCGTTATCCGTCCTATGAAGCTTTTAAGACGGCCTTCGCTGATACTTTGACGTTCTCACGCACGCAAGGCCACGTGAATATCTCGCGTGTCGCGGAGGTTGAGGAAGATCTTATCTTCAACAGTGTGGATCTGGCATGCACATTGGTGCAGTCCCACCGCTTCCCCGACGCGCCGGTTTTCCACGTGGGCCAGCAGTAGGCCGGGTCGTGGCATATGGGTATCGATTTTCGGAGTTCGAATCACCTATCACTAATATCAAGGAGAACACGATCCTTGAGTTCTATGAGTGGAGTGACCGAAATCGACGCCCCCCCATGTTATGTCACTGGGTTGCCACGTTCCCGGGTTCAAAATGCCGTTTCCTGATTTGTCAGACACGGCATCTAATGCTGCTGGCGTGTTAAAACGAGTTGCGTTTAAACACCCACCCGCCGACCGCGGGTTAAGGATCGAGCTGACACGGTTTGTCAAAAGATGGCTCGATAAAAATCTCGTTCCACTTGGTGTGGAAGAGGACGTTAGCTTTGAAACTTGGTTAGCACAGACTAAGTATAGTTTGCGACGTAAGGAAGAGTTAAGACGGGTCTGGGCTGCATTTGCTGCTCCGTTCACTGAACGGCAAACGTCTTGCAAGTCATTTAGTAAAGCTGAGTCATATGCTGCTTACAAACACTTGCGGGGCATTAATTCACGTAGCGATGAATTTAAATGCGCAGTCGGACCAATCTTCGCGGCCATCGAGCGAGTTCTTTTCAAGATGAAGTGGTTCATCAAGAAGACCCCGGTGAAAGATCGCGCGCGGCGTGTGTGGGAGGCTCTTTATAGCCCCACAGCTAAATATTACGCCACGGACTATTCGGCTTTTGAGTCACACTTTGATCCACAGCTGATGGCTGAGGTTGAGTTTCAATTGTATGATTTCATGACCGAGAGGCTGCCGGAAGGCAGTATCTGGCGAGAGTTGGTCCACTCCGTCATTGGCGCGCAGAATACTTGCAACTACAAGGGTTTTACTGCGCGGGGGATCGAGTCACGCATGTCTGGTGAGATGTGCACTTCACTTGGCAATTCATTTGCCAATCTCATGATTTTTCTCTTTGTTTGCTTTAAGGCTGGCATCGCTGAGGAAGACGTGGCAGGTTTTGTTGAAGGTGACGATGGTCTTTTTCGATTTGAGAGTCATCAAAGTATTGATGATTCGTTATTCACAAAACTGGGTCTGACCATTAAGATTCAGAAGTTCAACGATCTCCATCGGGCGTCGTTTTGTGGGTTAATTTTCGATCCAGAAACCTTAATCATTGTTACAGATCCGCGTGAGGTAATCGCGGACTTCGGTTGGGCAGGGCCCTTCTATGTCAACTGTAACCGTGTTAGACTACGCGAGCTTTTAGCTGCTAAGTCTATGTCATTTGCCTATCAATATCCGGGTTGCCCGATCATTCAAAGTTTGGCTCAGTATGGTATCCGCATGACGCGGAACATCGATCTCCGGCGGTACATCGAGAAATGCGATCAGCATGGTGTCAACGCCTGGGAGAAGGAGCAACTTATTCAGGCCCTGGAGGGTGAACCGAGTCCGGCACGACCTGTGCCCCAAGGAGCAAGGCTTCTTGTTGAAGAGGAATTCGGTATTCCAGTGCATGAACAACTTCGTATCGAGGCTCTGCTTGATGCGAAGAATGATCTGTCGCCAATTGATATAGGTGATCCTGAGTACATACCCACAGTGTGGAAGCAGTATTTTCAGGAGTATGTTTGCGAGACCGTGTTTTCACCTGGTCTTCGCGACTATCCGTTGCAATTTCGAACGGATATTATAC